CAAAACTGATCATAACTGATCATAACTCACCGGAGTACCTCACATGCAGAACGCACTTGCTGACCAGCACCTCCCCTCCCTCACGCGGGATGCGTGGTGTAGTCAATTCATTGATTTGGCTAGAGGTAAATTCCTGCTCGCCGGAAAGCCCCTGCCTGACAAGGTCCGGGCTGCGATCTGCCCGCCGCACAGGGCCAGGCAGAAGTATATCGGCCTGTGCTGGTCCGACGCCGTGACGGAGGACAACGGCCGCGAGATCTGGATCACGGCGGCGGAGACGGACCCGGTGCGGGTCGCCGGCATCATGGTCCACGAGCTGTGCCACGCAGCCCTGCCGCACGCCGTGAAGCACGGCAAGCCGTTCAAGGCCCTGGCGACGTCGCTGGGGCTGGAAGGCCCCATGAGGGCGACCACGGAGGGTGCGCTGTTCCGGACGCTCTGGGCGGACGTCCTTGTGCGACTGGGACCCCTTCCAGCGGCGAGGTTCACTGCCGGGATGGCGGTGGACTACCGGGTGCAGAAGACGCCGCGCATGACCAACGTGTCGTGCGGACAGTGCGGCTTCGTCGCCAAGGTCAAGGTCGAGCAGATGACCTGGGGGCGGCTGGTGTGCCCCGTCCACGGGGAAGAGCTGACGACACCGGCAGAGAGGGGAGGGTAACGGGGTATTTGTTTTTCTACCAACAGGAGACTGGATTGTGATCGAGGCCTATTTTTACTACTTTGGACTTTTTTTGACCTGGACAATTCCCCTGCAGGAACAGGAAGATCCACGGAGGTAAGGTAAAATAGTATCCGAAATGAAGATTGTATTCGTATGTACACAAAAAAAAAAAAAAAGAGAGAGAGAGAGATTTAGTTAGGAGACTTTACCAACGAGCAAAAAAAAGCATTTTTGACCTTTTTCATAAGCCGTTGATTTATCACAAAATGCTGCGTATGCTGTTTTCCGCTTCCCGCAATGAATTGTGGAGAGAATTATGCACAACTTACAGGTCCCACCGTATCGGGTGCCCGAACGTGACTTCCGGGCATGGCTCAAGCCGCAACTTGCCGGTATTTGGTATTCCTTTATCGAACCCACGGTTGGATCGTCGACCGGCATGCCGGATGTCCTGTTGGCGCTCCCGGCATGCCGGGAATACCTGCCTGTGGAACTCAAGATCGCGCACGTGATGCGAAAGGAACCTGGGCGGATCCGGGCGGAACACATACGGCCGGCGCAAATCAACTGGCATGCCAAGGTGGCCGACTTCGGCTGCTGGTCCTGTTTCCTGCTTGGTGTGCCGCAGCATGACGGTGGCTTCGAGGCCTATGTGTTGACGTCCTGTGGTTATGGGATGCTGCGCAACTGGCGCCTGGGCTGGTCCTTGGAGGATCTGACCTGCGTCACGGTCGACGGCAAGCTTGACCTCAAGGGATGGGAGCGGGCCATGGAGCGCCTGCGGACCTCGCGTGGGCTGGCTGACCCGCTTTCCGAGACTGCGACCCGCAAGCTGGAGCGCATGAAGAAAGCCGCATCGCTCTAAGACATCCTCGCCAAGCCACAGAGATGGCCGCTGATGCGATAAAAAGGGCTGCCCGCTAGGGTGCATGCTCAGGCTGGACAAACGCACCAGCGGGCTCTAGAACGCGAAATGAACATAGTTCAGATCTAGCGGGAGCTAAGAATGGCCCGCCGGGGCAGCCCCAAGCTGTACAAGGGTATGCCGTCGCTCAATCCAAAGGGCCGGCCTCCCGGCCCAACCATGCCCACCATTATCCTGCGCGATGCCTATCTGCTCGCGGCCCAACAGGCCGGCGGCGGCGGCGATACAGGCCTTGTGAATTATCTGGCGGAAAAAGCAAATACGCATCCCGCTGCGTTTTTGTCCGGCCTCGCGCGCGTGCTGCCGCTGCAGATCGAGGCCAAGGGTAATGGTCACGTCACGATCGAGATAATCAAGCGCTTCGATGATGCGCCAGGAAGCGGGGCAAAGCTGATCAATGGACACGCCAACGGGCACAAGGATCCAGCTGCCGAATAAATGGCGGCCCAGGGAATACCAGAAGCCGCTGTTTCATTATCTGACCGGCGGCGGAAAACGCGCGATAGCCGTGTGGCACAGGCGTGCAGGCAAGGACGACGTCATTCTGCACTGGACCGCGATCGCTGCCAGCGAGCGTGTCGGCGGCTATTGGCATTGCATGCCGGAATACGAACAATGCAGGCGCAGCATCTGGAACGCCATTAATCCCCACACGGGTTTAAGGCGCATCGACGAGGCCTTCCCCCACGAGATAAGGGAGAGCACCAACGAGAGCCAGATGATGATCCGCTTTCATAACCAGTCCACGTGGCAGCTGATAGGGTCCGACAATTACAACGCACAGATGGGCGCGAGCGTCGTGGGAATAGCCTATTCCGAATGGGCGCTCGCTCATCCCGGAGCCTGGGCATATCATCGTCCTATTTTAGAGGAGAACGGCGGCTGGGCCGCGTTCATCACGACGCCGCGCGGCCGTAATCATGCCAAGGCCATGTACGACATGGCGTGCGCGACGCCGGGATGGTTTGCCGAGCGGCTGACGGTCGCGGATACCAAAGCCCTTTCGCCCGAGCAGCTCGAAGGCAGCCTGAGGGAGTACCAGGCCCTGTTCGGCCGCGACGTCGGCACCAGCCAGTTCCAGCAAGAATACTACGTGGATTTCAACTCAAGCGTGCTCGGCGCGTTCTACGCCCTGGAGATGCTCGACGTGCGCCGCGAGCGCCGCGTGTCGGAGCTGGTGACGGCGGATCCCGAGCGGCCGGTGCATCGCGCCTGGGACATCGGTGTGCGCCACGACACCGCGATCTGGTGGTTCCAGATGGTCGGCGGGCAGCTGTTCATCCTGGACGTCTACGGCGCCAACAACGTTGGCGTCGAGCACTATGCCGGCGTGATCGAGGCGCGCAGGAAGACCTACGGCTGGAGGGACGGCAACGACTACGTGCCGCACGACGCCAAGGTGAAGGAATGGGGCATCGGCCGCACCAGGGTCGAGAGCATGCAGACCTTCGGCCTCAACCCCATGCTGGTGCGCGGCGCCAGCAAGCAGGACGGCATCGAGGCGCTGCGCCGCACGCTGCCGCTGTGCGTCTTCCACCCGCGCTGCGAGGAGGTCGGCCTCGCGGCCCTTGAGCAGTACCACCGCAAGTGGGACGAGGAGCTGAAGGCCTACAGCAGGGAGGAAGAGCACGACTGGACGAGCCACTATGCCGATGCCGCGCGCTACATGGCCTTGGCCTGGGAAGCGCTTCCTGTCATAAAGGCACCGGAACCGAAGCGCACCGGCTGGTTCATCCCTCCTCCAGACGACCAGCCCATCGTGCGGCGCTACGAGGGCATGAAGCTGTGAAGGAACACGACGACATCAAGGCCCTGGCCAGCGCGGTCAAGATCGCGATCGACGGCATGTACCCCGGAGCCGGCGTCGAGTTCATGCTGATCCTGGTGGTGCCGAAGGGCGAAGACGAAGTCACCATCAACACCATCACGGCAATCACCGATCCCGCCCAGGTCGAGCAGATCGGCAGGCATCTCGCGGACATGGCGCGCGCGCAGGCTGCAGCCGCCGGCCACCTGTTCGACGACGACAGCACTGTCGAGGGCCACGCATAGGAGGCCGGCATGGTTTCTCTTGCCATCAATGTGCTCTGGTTCCTTATCGGCCTGATCGTGCTCTGCGGAATAATCTACCTTGCCATCTGGGTGATCGAGAGCTTCGTGATCGCGATCCCGCCCAAGGTGAAGCAGGGGATCTGGGTCATCGTGCTGCTGCTTGCCATCATCGCATTGCTGGGTGCAATGCTCGGCGGTGGCGGGTTTCACCTTCCCGCGCTCCGGGGGTGAGAGCCAAGTGGATCCGCTCCCGCCCTATCCGCCACCCCCGCCTTCCATCTGCAAGGGCTGTTGATAATGGCTTCCGATCTTCCCTCAAAGGTTGCATCTCCGGTATCCGGCCAGATCGACGAGGTCAACGTCTACACCGAGCCGACGAATGCCAGGGTCTGGCTCGACATGATCATCGATGCGGAACGCGCCTTCGAGGACTGGCACGCCAATTGCGACAACATCGACAAGGAATACGCCAACCTGGAGCGGCTTTCCTCCGGCACGCGCGCCAAGGAATTCCAGATGTTCTGGGCCAACATGCAGGTGCTGGCGCCGAGCGTCTACGCGCGCCCGCCCGTACCTGTGGTTGTGCCGAAATTCAAGGACAGGCGCCCGATATTCCAGGCCGCGAGCGAGGTGGCGGAGCGCTGCGCGATCGTGGCCTTCGACCTGTCCAGCATCCACAACTCGCTGCTGCTGGCGCGCGACGACATGGTGCTGCACGGCAGGGGCGCGTTGTGGCTGCGGCACGAGCGCGCCAGGGACGGCAAGCCCGAGAAGGTCTGCATCGAGCACAAGGATCGCAGAGACTTCCTGCACGATCCCGCGCGCAACTGGTACGAGGTGCAGTGGGTCGCTGCAGCCAGCTACCTGACGCGCGAGGAAGCCAGGAAGCGCTTCGGCAGGTACTCGGGAGACGCCTGGGACACGGCGGAATACAAGATCGATCGCGAGGTGCGCGACGTCGGCGGCGCGGACGATCGCGAGCGCGCCAAGATCTGGGAAGTCTGGCACCGTGGCCTGGGCAGGGTCGTCTGGGTCAGCGAAGGCGTCGACGTGCTGCTCGACGACGCGCCGCCGCACCTGGAGCTGCAGGGCTACTTCCCCTGCCCACGGCCGGCCTACGGCACGCTGCAGCCGGGATCCCTGGTCCCTGTCCCGGAAGTCCTCTACTACCGCGACCAGCTGCAGGAGCTGGACAAGCTCACCGGGCGCATCCATGCGCTGTCCGATGCGGTCGAGGTCAAGGGCTTCTATCCCAGCGGCGGCAACGAGATGGCGGACGCCATCGAAGGCGCGCTGCGGTTGAAGTCCAACGGCCGCGTGCTGGTGCCGATCAAGGACTGGGCCGCGTTCGGCGGATCCAAGGAAGTCATCGTCTGGATGCCGATCGACATGATCGCAAACACGATCAATGTGCTGGTGACGCTGCGCAAGCAGATCATCGACGACATCTACCAGGTGATGGGCCTCTCCGACATCATGCGCGGCGCCACCGATCCCAACGAGACGCTCGGCGCCCAGCAGTTGAAAATGCAATCCGGGAGTGTCCGCATCAAGGACAAGCAGGCAGAGATCGCGCGGCTGTCCAGGGAATGCGTGCAGATCACGACCGAAATCATTACCGAGAAGTTCAGTGACGACACCATCATGCAGATGAGCCAGACGCAGCTGCCGCGCAAGGCCGAGCACTTCATGCAGCTGCAGCAGAAACAGCAGGCCTTCCAGCAGCAGGCGATGCAGGCGCAGCAGCGCATGCAGCAGCTTCAGGCTCCGCCCCAGGGCGGCTCGCCGGGCGCACCACCCGGAATGGGCATGCAGCAGGGCGGTCCCCCTCCCGGAGCACCCCCGATGCAGGCTCCGGGAGGCCCACCCCCTGGCGCCGATCCCACGGCAGAGATCCAGGCTGCCCTGCAGCAGGCGCAGTCCGAGCTGGAGAGCTTCGCGCAAAAGCCCACCTACGAGGACGTGATGATGTTCCTGCGCAGCAACCGCGCGCGCAACTTCGTCCTCGACATCGAAACCGACAGCACCATCCAGTTCGACGAGCAGAAGGAGAAGCAGTCCCGCGCCGAGTTCCTGCAGGTGCTGGCGCCGATGCTCCAGCAGGTCGGCGCCATGGTGTCGGCCCTGCCGACGCTGGCCGGGTTTGCCGGCGAGATCCTCAAGTTCGGTGTCGCGCCATACCGTGTCGGGCGCCAGCTCGACAATGCGATCGACGAGGCCGTCCAGACCATGATGGCGGCTGCCGGTCAGGCCGGGCAGGGCGGTCTGGGTGGCCCGGGCGACAAGAACGACAAGGACACCGCAGCCAGCGACGCCATTAAGGCCCAGGTCGAGCGCGAGAAGCTGCAGTGGCAGACCCAGGAGAACGAGAAGGAAAGACAACTCAAGATCGCGGAGCTGCAGATGAAGGGCCAGCTGGAGATGCGCAAGCTGGAGCAGGAACAGCAGATCGCGCGGCTGGAATACGAGGGCAACGAGAAGGAGCGTCAGGCGAAGATCATCCAGATCAACGCCCAGATGCAGCGCGACGCCCAGAAGGGCGCGATCGACCAGCAGAACAGCCAGATGAAGATGGGCCTGGACGCCCAGAAGCAGCGCATCGTGCAGCAGGGCATGCAGGAAAAGAACGCCATGACGCGCGACCAGATGCACATGAAGGCGCAGGACAACGTGCTCAACCGCAACATGAAGGCGCAGCAGTTCGCACAGAACCAGCAGAACAAGCTGCGGTCGCCTCCATGAGGCAGGACCGCACCACCGTGATCAGCCTGATGGTGCTGGCTGCGGCGTGTGCGGTGCTGGTGTTCCTGTTTTCGACCGGGAGGCTTGGATGAGGCAGAAAGAACGTCTGGAGCTGATTGCCAGGGTACGCAAGGAGGCACGCGACGAGCTGATGGCCGAGATCCGCGCCAGGGAAAAGCTGGAGCGCGAGCAGCTGGAAGCCCTGCGTCGCCGGGATCTGGCACGCGAGCGCAGGCGCCAGGAAGCCCAGCACAAGGAAGCCGTGCGCAACTTCGAGCTGTACGATCGTACCTTCGAGCAGATATCGCAGGCCGAGACGGAACTGTTCCAGAACAGCCCCGCCTTCCTGAAGTACCAGCAGCTGCGCCGGTCCATGGGCGACAGGAAGCGCACGCACGGGCTGCGGAACGGCAACTGGAAGGCGCCGTGACATGCCCTACCACGGCGGGACACCGATGGCTGCCGATCCGTCCATGCTGATGGACCGGCTGATGAAGAACGGCTACTCGCGCGCGCAGGCGGCAGCCATCATGGGCAACCTGCAGCGCGAGAGCGGGCTCGCCTCCAACAGCGTGAACAAGGACGAACAAGCCTATGGCCTGATGCAGTGGCGCGGCGACCGCTTCACCGCACTGCAGCAGTTCGCAGCCGCAAGGAAGGTCCCGTGGACGGACCCCGCCACCCAGGCCGATTTCATCGCGCACGAGATGCGCACCACCGAGAACCGGAACGCGCAGGGCTTCCTGGCCGCCCGGAACGTCGACGAGGCGTCCGCCGCCCTCAAGCCCGTGATCCGCTACGGAGACAAGTCCGGACCCGAGCGCGCCATGCATGCCCGCAATTTCTTCGGGCAACCCGGAAACGACCAGAATGTCTTCGGCGCACAGCCTTCCGCGCCGCAGGCGCCGGCTGCCGCTCCGGGCCCCTCAGCCACACCACCCGGGGCGCAGCCGGCTGTTTCACGTGAAACGCAGCAGCAGCTGCAGCAGCAGTATTACGACGACCGCAACGACCGCAACCGCAGCAGCCAGCGCGGCCTGAGAGGAGGCATCTCCAGTCTTGGCGACCTTGGCGCAGCCATGATCACGCCAAGGCAGCGACCTGGGGAGCAGGCTCCCATGACCGGCCTGCAGCGGCTCGGTGCCATGTTTGACCGGAACTCCAGCTTCCCCCAGCAGGCGCCTGCCGCTCCGACAGCAGCTCCGCCGGTCGATCGCGGCGCATTGGCCGCAACCGTCGCCGGGCAGCCGCCCGCAGTCGACATGACATCCCACAATCCCGTGGCCACGGCGCCTCCCGGAGCCCCCGAGCCGCCCCGCTTCCCTGGCGGGGTTCCGCAGCCGCGATCGCGCCCCATGACCGGCCCCGGCATGATGGAAGGCGACGTCATCGAGCAGCGCGACGCCCTGGCATCCCTGGTCGATCCGAGAACGGGGTTCGATTATGGCTGACCGGGACGAGCTGACCCTGGCTGACATGGCCAACCAGATCCCGGATCCGCGCACAGCCGCCGATCTTTATCCGGAGGCTCCGGACCCCTTGCGCCTCACGGTCCGCCCGGCAGGGTTTGCCGCCCCACCGAACGACCTTGCCGAAGGGCGGCCGTGGGGCGCTCCCGATGCCGAAACCGGGAGGCCGGGACGGCTGTTCGAACCGGATCAGACCCCTGCCCCGCCCCGGCGTGCGCTGCCGTGGCTCCCGCGCACGGAGCAGCAGCTTGGGGGGCTTGGCAGGGGGCTTGGAGCCCTGGTGGAGGGCGCCAGGGACTGGTGGAACGCGCCGCCGGCACCGCCGGCCGCGCCCAATCGATCCCCCATGGGCGCCCCTCCGCTTGCAGCTCCGGGACCGCAGCGCGGATCCTTCGCGCCGGTCAATCCCATGGCCGGCGTCCGCCCGGACCGCTACGACGTGCCGAAGGATCCTCCGCTTGGCCTGCGCGCGGCTGGCGGTGTCGTCGACATGGCCGAGGACGTGCTCAAGATCCCGAGCCGCTTTTTCCAGGCCGCCAACGTCGAGAGCAACCCCGGTTCATCCTGGCAGGACGTCGACATGGCTCGCCAGCAGCAAGTGAAGGCTGCGGCTGACGCCGGCATGAATATCGCCGGTCCTGGCCTTGTCACTGCTGCCGCGCGCCCTGGCGCCAGTGCCGGCATGTTCGGCGGCAGGCTCGCCAGGACTTTCGATCCGATGAAGATGAAGCTGGCCGAAACCATGGAGGCCAACGGTCTGCCGGCAAACCGGATCTGGAGCGAAACCGGATACATGCGCGGCGCCGACAAGCAGTGGATGCACGAGATTTCGGATCTTGGCGCCTACTACAAGGGCGACATCGACAGCATGGCGTCGAAGATCTTCGACCAGCAGAACCCGCAAAGAGCCGGCAAGTATGGTTCTCCAGAGAACACGCTGCGCAGCCAGATCGCCAAGCAGGATGCCCTGCTCAAGGTCCAGGGCAAGGCTCCGATCTTCCTCAAGGATGTCTGGCACCATCCTGCGTTGTTCGAGGCCTATCCCGAGCTGCGCAACATGCCGGTTTCGCATGACGCCTTCATGCAGGCGTCGGGCGGCTACCTTCCGCGCACCAAGGATCGGCCGGCCTCGATCGTTTATCGCGAGGAAGGATCGACAAACAAGATGGCGCGCGGCCAGACATTCGACACGCTCTTGCACGAGGTGCAGCACGCCATCCAGCAGATCGAGGGGTTCGCGCGCGGCACCAATCCGGCTCCGCAGACGGCCCTGGTGAAAGGAACCGCTGCAAATGAAATCTACAACAAGCAGATGCAGCAGGCCCCGACGATCCTGACTCCGATGCAGTACAAGAGCTATTACGACAAGCAAGGCGTCGTTAAATCCAGCGCAGATTACAATAACTACCTGAAAAATGCCCAGAAGGATCGGGAAGATTTTCAAAGACAGGCCCGGATTTTTGCTGCCGAGACGGCCTATCGCAAGGGTGCCGGAGAGGGGCTGGCAAACCTCGTCATCGATCGCAAGGATCTGACGGCAATGCAGGCTGCCGGCATTTATCCTGCCAGCATGATGAAGACGCCACTGGACAAGCAGAAGGTCGAGTTCAATGTCCTGACTGGACCTAACCCGGATCTGCAATTCCAGTTCGGCAGCGTCCTCAATCCGACGCCGCGCGAGATGCAGGCTTCCGTCCGTCCGAGCCCGCTGTTGCGTCCTCCGGGCAAGACCATGAAGGAGCCCGCGTGGCTCCCGGTCAAGCCGACGGTGCTGGATCCGCGCCGCGTCTTCAGTCCCGGCGTGTATGAGAACCCGCGCGTTGTCGCGGAGAAAGCCGCCGAGAACGTCGCCGCCGAGCACCCTGCCTTGAAGGAGCTGTTTGGCGTAACGCGCGCCGACCTTTACGACATCAGCCAGCAGGGCCGTCGCAAGGGCAACATGGAGCCGGAGATCCACGCGCCGAAGAAGCCCGGCGAGTCCTACGTGGCCGAGGGGTTGGCGACACCGCAGAACGAGCAGCGCATCCTCGACACGCTGGCCGAGGGACTGAAGCATCGCGGCCTGCGCGAAGGCATGGTCCCTTGGTACGTCATGGACCCGATGTTCCAGCACATGGTGAAGCTGGTCGGGAAGGAACAGGCAATCAAGGACTACCAGCGCTTCAACGCGACGACGGCGCCGTTCTCAGCGTCATCCGACGTGATGACGGAGCTAAATCGCGGCACCGCCGCCAACATGTACGCCAAGCGCGGCGACTACGACACCTTCCACCGCTTCGCTGGCGCCGATCGCCAAAATCTTCCTCCCGGCTTCCCGGCTGACATGAGCGCCGTCGGCGGTCACGCCTACCACGCCATCCAGTCCGACCCGGTGGTGCGCTGGCTGCAGACCGGAAAGCACGGCTACGGCAAGGAAGTCGTCAAGATCCCGACCTATCACGCCGCTTCGGGGGTGCCGGAAACCGGCTTCCAGACGCGCTGGCCTGTCCCGGACGCGCACTTCGCGCGCGGCGTCGGCGCCGCCGACGTGCGCGACACCGCCAAGCCGGGTGTCGCGATGAAGGGCGCGGAGTATCGCTCCATGGCGCCGTGGTATCGCGAGAAGATCGCGGAGCCGATTGGCATCGAAGCCGTCCCGGCGCAGGCGCTGCAGTGGGGAACGATGTCGCGCGCGACCGGTGTCGACACCCCGATCGGCGCAGGCAAGCTGGAGCTGTTGTCGCAGCGCATCTGGGAACGCGCCAGGGAACTGGGCATCGACCCGAAGGTGCTGCGCGACCAAGTCCTGCGTGGCGACCAGCACGCAGTCGGTCTATTGACGGCGGGCGGGGCCGGCGCCGCCGGTCTAGGCTCCCTCGTCGACCCAAGCAGATACGAGGCACGCTGATGGCAGCCCCCACCACCAATCTCGACCGCACCATGACGGTGACGCTGGCGAACCCGACGCCGCCCACCAACAGTGTCGTGACCTATCAGGGCACGCCACCGACGCCGCGCGGGCTCGCGCCGGCAGCGATCACGGATCCTGATGCGCTCAACGCATGGCTCCTGGCGGATCCGCTGAACGGCGCCGCCGCGCCGGAGCTGTCCGGGCTGGCGGAGGCTGACGGCACCGAGATCTCGACGACGACGGGCAGGGTCACCGGGCACAGCGTGGGCGGCACCTACACCGAAGCCCCCAACACCAGCCACCCGAGCGGCACCAACCTGGGCGGCAACGAGCTGGTGACCAACGGCACCTTCGTGACTGCACCCGGCTGGACGCTGTCTGGCGGGGCCTCGATCAGTGGCGGCACGCTGAACTTCGATGGCACGGGCGCAGCGCAGGCCATCCAGACTGCCGCCGAGACAATCACGGCTGGCCAGTACCTCTACGAATTCGACATCACGCAGCACGCCGGCACCACACCGATCACGGTTGGTGTCGGGGGGACGACGGCAGTCGTCGCTGGTTCCAACGTGCCCGGTCATTTCACGGGCACGATCACGACTGCTGCGTCCTCCCAGATCGTGGGGCTGTTCTGCTCCACCAAGGTCGTGAAGCTCGACAACTTCACCGTCAGGCGGAAGCTCTAACCAGGAGGCCCACATGGCCAAGAAGCAGAAGTCCAAAGGCAAGAACTCCGACGTCGAGTATGACGACGATGAAGAGGGCGAATGGATCGAGGAGCAGGAGGCAAGCCCGGACGGACCTGCCGTCATGGCGGTTCCTGGCGCGGCCCTGCTGCGCACGACGACCTGCACGCAGGCCAACCCGACGCCGCCCACCAACGTGCCGGTGGTATATCAGGGATCTCCGCCCACCCAGACCGGGCTGGTTCCGGCCCAGGCTCCCGCTCCCGACGTGGCGGCCGCGAACATCATCCTGTTCTCTGATCCGCTCAATGGCGCGGTGGCGCGCTCCGCCGTCGTGATCCCGACGCTTCCCGCGACTGCACCGGCAGCGGAGCTGGCCGGCAAGGCGGAGTTTTCCGGGCTCACGTCCAAGGTCGATGCCGCCCACGGCCGACTGTCACAACGTGGTGTCGTGGCGCCGGCCTACAGCGAAACGCCCAACGCCAGCCACCCGAGCTATGGGACCTGAGCCATGGCCTGGGCAGTCGTGACGGCAGCCGGAGGCATTCCCGTCATCAACGTGACGGCATTGTCGCCGGCTCTTGGTGGCGTGGCAGCCACCGTGAATGCCAATGGCATTGGCACGCCAGTCTCGGTGGTGACGCCGCCGATGCCAGGAATGCCGATCAGGTTCGTGTCGGTGCCGCCATGAAGCTGGTCGAGATCGCACCCAACAGATGGCGGTTCGTGCGGGACACCATCCCGCCCGCCAGATCCGACCTGCCGCTTCCCTACGTGATCAGCGACGCGATGCCGGCCGCCGAGCATATCGACGGCCGGTTCTACGAGAGCAAGTCGGCATTCCGCGCCGTCACCAGGGCGCACGGCCTCACCGAGGTCGGAAACGAGAAGATGAAACCCAAGACGCGGGCGACTGCGGATCCGGCCGTGCGCCGGAAGCGCCAGGGCGACATCAAGACCGCGATCGAGAAGGTACGGGCAGGACACTATGAGCGACATTTCAACCGCGACGGCTCCAGACGTTCCAGTCACCCCGTCAGAAGTGACGATACCTGAACAAGGTTCAGCGGGCGGCGTCGGAGAGGTTGGCAAGCAGGCACCGGACAAGTCGCCGGAGCAGATTGCGGCCGATAACGCGATCGCGCGCCGCGCGTCGGTCGAGAAGGCCTTCGAGAAGGCCAAGCTGGCTGCCGAGGCCAGGGCCAAGGCGGATCCGAAGGACCTGGGGAAAACTCCCGGTGAAGAGCGGGGAAAACAGGCCAAGCCCGACCAGACAGAACAGCAGCAGCGGAACCGTGGGGAGCGCGGGAGGTTTGCCCCTGCGCAGCCAGCGGACACAGCCCCGGTCGAAGCTGGACAGCCAGGGGAGCAGCCCCAGCGGCATGCCCCCCTGCCCGAAACGGCGCCCTACCGGGAAGCCCCGCCCCGCTTCTCGGATGCCGCCAGGGCGGACTGGAATGGCGCCCCCGAGAGCGTGCGCGCCGCCACCACCCAGGCGTTCCAGCAGTACGAGAAGGGCATCCAGCAGTACCGGCAGGTCGCGGAGGCCTTCCAGCCCATCGCGCACTATCACCAGATGGCGGCCGACGAGGGGACCGACCTGCGGACCGTCCTGGACAACTACCGGGGCATGGAACAGAAGCTCAAGGGGGACCTGTTCGGCGGCTTCGACCTGATCACGCACAACCTTGGCTACAAGCACCCGGATGGCCGGCCGGTCACTTTCCACGACGTGGCATCTGCCTACCTGCAGCAGTCCCCCGAGCAGAGGGGGCTGGTGCAGCAGCGGAACAACGCCCAGGCCCAGCACATGATGCTGCAGGAGATCAAACAGGAGCAGCAGCGGCTTGCAACCGAATATCAACGGATGCAGTATCAGCAGCGCTACTCGATGTCGCTGGAGCAGATCAACAGATTTGCTGACAGCCATCCTGGATTTGATGAGAGGAGCGATCTCATCAAGCAGGAACTCGATCACGGTTATCCGATCGATATCGCGTATGACCGTGCGATGAAGCTGCGACCCGGCAACGGGTCAACACACGCGGCTCAGACCCGCAACACGTCGGCTCAGACCCGAGACGAAGTCGATCGCTCGATTTCAGGTGCCCCGTCCAACGGCACCACTGCCTCCTATCGGACCCAGAAGAAATCCGGCTCCAACAGGGAGGCTCTCAGCAACGCCCTTCGCAGGGTCAGAACAGGGGTCTAGCCATGGCAGTTCTCGCCAATCTTCAAGCCGACGTCCATTATCATCAGATACTCTCGATGGCGCTCGAAGACCGCTCGTCGAGCTACGAGGATCTCGTATCCAACAACAACGCGATGCTGGCCGTGCTGAGACGCAAGGGCCTGTGGCGCACCTACTCCGGTCCCCGGATCCGCCAGACGCTGCAGATCAACAAGCAGGACGCCCAGTGGTATTCCGGCTACGACCAGCTGCTCAACCCAGCGTTGGATTTGTTCAACGATGTATACTATTCCCCCAAGATGGTCGTCGTGCCGGTCATCCTGTCGATGCAGGAGATCCTCAACAACGAGGGTGACGCGCAGATCATCGACACCATGGAAGCCTACATGGATGCTGCCGAGCGCTCGCTCGAAGACACCATGGACGCCGCCGTCTACAGCAATGGCGCCGCCTTCGGCGGCAAGCAGCTGACCGGCCTCGCGGCGGCAATTCCCGAGCTGGTTGCAACCGGCACCTACGCCGGCATCGATCGCACCCAGGCCAACAACGCCATCTGGCGCACGACAACGTGGGACGCGAGCGCGCTCGCCGGCACCACGACACCGGGGCTTCCGGCTGCTCTCACCACCCAGGTGTCGTCGACCTCGATCCGCCCGATGCTGAACTACATCATGACCAAGCAGAGCCGTGGCAAGCAGTATGCGGACCTGCTGATCATGTCCCCGGAACACTACGCTGCCTATGACGCAGCTTGCGTGGCGATCCAGCGCATCAACAACGAGACAAGCATGGCCAAGCTCGGCTTCTCCTCGATCGAGTATATCGGAGGTGGAAAACGGGCAGAGATCGTGCTCGACGGCGGCATCGGAAGCAACATGCCAGCAAACACCACGTTCGGCCTCAACACGGATACGCTCCGCATCCGCTACAACCCCAACAGGAACTTCGATAACCTGTTCAAGGGCCAGGGCCAGATGCCGATCGACAAAGACGCGATTGCGCAATTCATCGGTTGGATGGGTGAATTGACCATGACCAATCCGATGTTCAACTGGCGCTTCGAGGACAGCAATCCGGCTGCATAAGGCCGGAAGGCCCGCTGGCCAGCACCTTGTCCCCAAGGTGCTGGCCCTTTTTGAGGGAGTGACGAATGGCACTGGGAGCCAGATCTGCCGGCGTGACGCCGTTTTTCAAGACGATTGCGTTCAAGAACGAGCGCAAGAGCATCGAGGCAGGGAGGCCGATCTTCGAGGACGTCGAGGTGTGCGAGATCCGCTTCGCCGGCTCGAAGGACTGCGGCGTCTATCGCAGCCACACCTTCTCGCACTGGGAAACCGACGAGGAAACCGGCGAGAACCAGCACTTGACCTATGCGGAGCACTGGCCGCGCCAGTACCAGCAGTTCCTGGCCAAGAAGCAGCAGACCAAATCAGGAACACCGCTTGATTACGTTCCTTTTTTGACGGACAGCAAGCGCATGGAGCTGCGCGCACTGAATATCTACACCATCGAGGCCCTGGCGGAGCTTGATGGCCAGCCCCTGAAGAACCTGGGTATCGGAGGGCGCGAGCTGAAGAACAAGGCCATGGAGTATCTGGCCAGCTCTTCTCATGACGCCACGATCATGCGCCAGCAGCAGCAGATCGAGGCCCTGATCAGTCAGGTCCAGCTGCTGCAGGAGGATCGCAAGATCGCGATCGCTGGTTCCGGTCACCGGCCGATCGAGGAGCCGGCCCCGGTTCCGACACCTCCGGAGCCTGACGATGATCCCGACGAGGAAAACGACGGCAAGGGCGACGACGAGCGGATCGTGTCGGGTGATCATGACACGCCCCCGGAACTGATCGGAATGAACCGCAACGAGCTGCGTGCCTTCATCCTTGAGAAGACCGGCAAGCGCCCGCTCGGCAACCCGTCCATGCGTAATCTGGTGCGGATCGCACAGGAGCTGGGTGGATGACGGTCCAGTCGGTCATCAGGGAGGTTTGTTCTTTCATCGGGGTCAGGCCGCCACAAGGCAGCGTGTTCCTCTCTCCCTATGTCGACCGCACGGCCTGGGAATTCGTCCAGCTTGCCAACGAGATTGCGCAACGCATTGCCTACAATACGCGCGACTGGACTGCGCTCAGGAACATCGAGGACGGTGTGTGCGTCGGTGATGGCATCACGACAGCGTTCAATCTGCCGGCCAACTACAAGCGCATGCTGCTGACGTCGAATGTCTGGGGTTCGGCTTCGACGCAACAGCCAATGGCGTTCATTTCCGACACCGATGAATGGATGCGGCGACGCAACGCCAACGAGACCAACTCCTGGGGCGAGTGGATGATCCTGGGAGACAAGATCCACATCCACCCCGTGCTGGCCGTTGGCAGCACTGCAAGATTTCCCTATCTCGAAAAGAGCTGCGTTATCCTGAACAGTGGAGGCTACGGGGATCAGTTCCTGATTGATGCCGATCGCTTCAGGCTCGACGAGCGCCTGCTCAAGCTCGCGATGATCTGGCAATGGAAGGCCAACAAGGGCGCGACCTATGCGGAGGACCTCGCCAACTACGAGGACGCGCTGGCTCATGCAGCGGGAGCCGACAAGCCGTCTCCGATCCTGATCGACGGGCAAAGCCCGGTATATGGATGGGGATCAGATGGCGTTTACGCTTAGAAACCCTGCTGCGCCGCAGGTCGGCGCCTTCAACGTCGCAATGCCGGGACCAGCGGGACCGCAGGGTGTTCCTGGCGCCCCGGGTCCCCAGGGACCAGCCGGCGCGGGAGGTCCGCAGGGCCCTGTCGGCCCGCCAGGGCCTTCCGGCCCGCAGGGAGATGCATCGACCGTGCCGGGGCCTGCAGGGCCCACAGGGCTGACGGGCCCGCAAGGCGCGCAAGGGACGACAGGGGCTCAGGGCCCGACAGGAGCGACAGGAGGCACCGGCCCGCAAGGCGTGCCGGGGGCAACTGGCCCGCAAGGCGCGGCATCGACCATTCCCGGCCCGCAGGGCGCCACAGGCCCGCAGGGCCCACAGGGCTTGCCTGGCCCGGCTGGCGCAACCGGTGACACTGGACCAGCGGGCGCGACGGGTGCCACTGGTGCACAGGGACCAACCGGTGCGACAGGTGCGACAGGTGCGACAGGCGCCACGGGACCAGCCGGCGCGGACGGCGACCAATGGGTGCAGATGACGCAGGCGGCCTATGACGCGCTGACGCCGAAAGACCCTGACACGCTCTACGTGGTGATCGGATGACGCTGCTGAACGAAGCAGATGCGGTCTACGTTGGCGGCAGCGAAGCCGAACGGGTTTATCTTGGCAGCGCGCTGGTGTGGGGCGAACCTGCGACGCCTCCGGCGTCCGGGCCGGATATTTCGTTGCTTACGTCATACACGCCCGGCAGCGACCGCAACGATTTTACCGGACAGGTGGGCATTCGACTGGGGATAAGCTCCACACCCATCGTGTTCACCTGGGTGGGCGCGCGCTGCAACGGCATTGGCGGCACGCGCACGGTGAAGCTTTACGAGTGGTTTGCCGACAGCCTCGTTCTCTCCGCCACCATCGACTACACCGGCAAGGCCCTTGGCGAATACGCCTGGACGGAGGTGCCGGAAACGACGCTGGCAGCAGGCGGCTACTATGCTCTGCTGATGGACGTCGTGGCGTCCGATGGCATGATCTGGACGAACCCCGGGCCCGCCAGCATGACCGGCATGTCGAACATTTATGATTGCTACCGTTACGTGGGGACGCTGGGCACGGGGCTTTCGGGGTATTCGTTCGTCGGTCTTGACCTTGGCTGGAATACGGCAGCAGTCCCGGTCGTGCCGGTCACGGCAGGGCTTGCGGTGCATCATGACGCCTATCAATTGGCGCTGACAGACGGCGCCTCCGTCACGACATGGCCCAATCTTGGCACAGCCACGCAACCAACCATCGTCGGCACGCCGCCGATATTCAAGACAGCGATTTCTCCTACCGGCCTTCCTGCCGTGCGCTTTTCCTCGACGGCCGCCGGTGGAATGCGGGGCAATAACGCAAGCATTTATGGCGGCAGCTATCCGATGCGCTACACCTACACGATACTTTATGTTGCGCGCTGGGTCGGGCCGACTGGCGGCAGATGCTTCACTGCGCCGTATCCTGAAGGCGGCAACTATCTCATCGGATATCACACGTCCGGGTATGACTGCATGCATGACGTGGGTGGATGGCTGAAGGCGCCAACGGCGTTTGGAGCGGCCCCCGGCCCGGTGCGGCTGTATTGCGCGCGCAGTGAAGCCACCGTGGGCGTCGAGTTTTTCATCAACGGCGTCGATCAGTTCGGGGTTGCCTTCACGAGTGCCGATTTGAATTATTACTACAACGTCAACGGCTATCAATTGGCTGGTGGAGG